AAACTAATCATTTGAGGGGGTATGTAAGTGCTAAAATAAAATTAGGATTGTGTTTTGAAGATAAATTAGCAGCTGTGTTGTCCTTAGGGAAAACTACAGAAAATCAATATAAAATATTAAGGTATTGTGGATTGATTAATTATAACATAGTAGAAGGGTTTACTGTGTTGTTATCCTATTTTATAAAACAATATTCCCCAAAAAAGATAATTAGTTATGTTGATAGAGATATAAGTAATGGGAAATCTCATGAAAATGCTGGATTCTTGTTTATAAAAAACACATTACCTGATTGTTGGTGTATAAAAAATAACAATAGGATAAAAAAACCGAAACAAATAGATCCTATTATCCCAAACATTAAAACTATTTATAATTCGGGAAGTAAAATATATGAACTTAAAATTAAATAATAAATACAAAATCAAAACCCCCGAAGGTTACTGTATGTTTAAGGGGGTTAAAAAATCTATCATTCCTTATCATTTCAAAATAACTTTTGAGGATGGGGATGAACTCCGAGGTTCAGAAAACCATCAAGTTCAATTAGAGGTAGGAGATTTTTGGGAAATCAGTTTATTGTTCCCTGGAGATGTTTTACAAAATGGAAAGATTGTTAAAGATGTTGAATGTATAGAAGAGCCTATAGAAGTATTTGACATTATTCAAATAGATAATGATTCATCTTCATATAATGGAGATAAAGACTTAATCCACCATAATTGTGCGTTCATCGACAATATAGATACAATATTTGCTTCGGCTCAGCAAACTTTAAGCACCGGGGGTTTTTGTATCTCTCTCTCTACACCTTTTGGAACAGGTAATTGGTTCCACAAAATGTGGGAAAAAGCTGAAATAGGAGCCAACTCATTTGTTCCTATTAAACTTCCTTGGTATCTACACCCAGAAAGAGACCAAAACTGGAGAAATCAGCAAGACGACGATCTGGGTCCCAGTTTAGCATCACAGGAATGTGATTGTGTTTTCGAAACCTCTGGTGATTTAGTATTTGAACCTGAAACCATAAAATGGTATGAAGAAAACTTATTAGAACCTATCGAGAGACGAGGGGTAGATGGAAATCTATGGATATGGGAACTCCCTGATTATACTAAACAATATATAGTAGTAGCTGATGTCTCGAGGGGAGATGGAAAAGACAGCTCAGGGTTCCATGTAATAGATATTGAATCAGTAACTCAAATAGCTGAATATAAGGGGCAGATAGGAACGAGGGAATACGGAAACATGCTTGTTAGTGTAGCTACTGAATATAATGATGCTCTGCTTGTTATAGAGAATGCTAATATAGGGTGGGACACTGTTCAGACAGCTATTGATAGAGGATACAAAAATTTATACTATTCTCCTAAAACAGAGGCTCTTACTTCGGATCAATGGGAAAGAAGAAATGAGGATAGTAGTGACCTTGTGGCAGGTTTTACAACATCGGTCAAAACTCGACCTCTTATAATCGAGAAACTCAGAGAATATACACGTAGTAGACTTTGTATAATTCGCTCAAGAAGATTAACCTCAGAGATGAAGGTCTTTATTTGGAAAAGCAGAAAAGATAGGGCCATTATATCTGGCTTTAGTGTTGATAGAGGAAATGTATTTCATATCTTAAGAAACGGAAATTTTCCTTCTAACCCATGGAGTATAAACACGAGTCAAGGTGATGAAGATATAACTTGGCTTTTATCTAAAAAATAATATTTATTGATATGGTAGATACATCACTTTTCGGACGATTAAAAAGACTATTCTCCACTGACGTAATAATAAGAAACGTAGGAGGAACTCAGTTAAAGGTATTAGATACTGTAAATATACAAGCTACAGGAGTAGTACAAACAAACATGTACCCAGAGCGTTATCAGCGCATATACACAGGAGGTATGGGTACTTATGTGGGTAATGCTCCTTATTCTAATTTTACTATAATAAGGCCTCAATTGTATAATGATTATGAGGTTATGGATGGTGATCCTATTATAGCTTCCGTTCTAGATATTGTAGCTGATGAATCTACATTAAAAAATGGTGCTGGAGAAATATTATCAATAAAATCTTCTGACGAAAATGTACAAAGAATATTATATAATCTATTTTATGATGTTCTAAATATTGAATTCAACCTTTGGGGATGGATCCGATCAATGTGTAAGTATGGAGACTTTTATCTCCATATGCATGTTGCTGAAAAATATGGTATATATCAAGTAATTCCTTTAAATGTATACAATGTTATTAGAGAAGAAGGATTAGACCCAAAAAATCCTGCATATGTAAGATTCAAAGTGGAGCCAAATGCTTCATATATGAGCGTAACTACTGCTGGAGGGCGAAACGATGAATATTTTGATAATTACGAAATTGCAAATTTCAGGTTGTTAGGGGATTATAACTTTTTGCCATATGGCCGCTGTGCAGATTTTATGTCTCGCATTCATACTGAAAAAGGTGTAAAAGAACTCCAACATATTATCCCTGGGGATAAAGTTTGGACATACAATATTGAAGAAAACAAGTATGAATTAGCAAATGTTCTTAATGTAGTTAATTCTGGGACTAAGAAATTATTTAAAATATCAACAGTCCATAATGAAATCAAAGTCACAGACAATCACCCAATGCTTGTTTGGAGTTTTGATGAAGAAAAACCAGTATACAGACAGACTAAAGATCTGAACAAAGGAGATTATTTATGCTTACCTAAGAAAATTGATTTTCCTTTTCAAAATCCCAAACTAAATAAAACTCTAAGCATTAAGGAAACTAAAAGAAATCAATTTTTAGTAGATTCATCTTCTTTAGAAACATTTCCTGATGTAGTTACTCCTGATTTCGCTAGATTCTGGGGCTTTATGTTAGGAGACGGTTGGGAAAATCCATCATGTCATACTGTTGGGTTCGCTAGAGGAATAAATGATGAAAGAAATAAAATATACGAGGATTTACTTAAGAAATATAGTGGAAAGGAAAAATTAAACGAACTCCATAGTAAAAAAAGCAATGTTAATCCTAGCGGAGTAAGTGTAAATTCAACAGTGTTCCATGATTTGATGACTATTAATGGATATGTTGGAAAAAGTTATTCTAAAAGATTCCCATCTTGGATTTATGAATGCGATGAAGAAACACAATTATCTCTAGTTAAGGGTTTAATGGATGCTGATGGGTATCTCTTTACTGATAAATGGGGTTGTACTAGCTACAATATTACTCTTATAAACAAAGAGATGTTAAAAGATCTTAAAACTCTATTAGATAGAATAAAGATTAAAACAGGTAAAATTCGCCCACGTAAATTCACAGGAAAGTGTATTGTAAATGGAGAAGAATTTAATGCAAGACAATCCTATGATTTTACTTTTTATCTAGATGGAAAAAGAAAGCAACAATATGAAAAATATAATGCTATTAATCCTGACTATAATGTAGAATTATTTAAAATCCAATCAATAGTTGAAGAGTTACCTGACACAACTTATGATATCCAAGTAGACAGAAATTCAAATTTCATAGCTGACGGATTTATTATTCATAATAGTTACATAGAACCAGCCAGAAAAATATACAAGCAGTTATGTTTAGATGGTGATTCTAAAATATGTATGAATTTTGAGGGAGATTGTAAAGCAATTAGAGATGTAATAGAAGGAGAAGAAGTTCTTACATTCAATATTGATAAAGGAATATTAGAAACAACGAAAGTAAAGATTTCATCTAAGACAGGAACTAGGATTGTGTATGAGTTATCAACATCTGACACCTCAATAATACTTACTTCCAACCACCCAGTATTAACAGAATCCGGTTTATATAAATCTCTAGAAGAACTTCAGATAGGTAACAAAATTGGGATAAAATGTGGTGATGAGGTACAATATAAACTTATTGAAAGTATTAATTTGGTAGGAGAGAGAGACGTTTATGATATACAAGTAGAATCTGATAATCATAACTTTATAGCTGATGGTATAGTGGTTCATAATTGTATGATGGAAGACGCAATGTTAATCCATAGAATCCTTAGAGCACCTCAACGTCGTGTATATTATATTGATACAGGAGGAATACCTCCTCATGAGATACCAGCATACATGGAGAAACTTAAAACCCAAACAGCAAGAACCCCATATGTAGACCCAAAATCTGGTGAATACAATCTTCGATACAATATGATGAATGTTAATGAAGATTTCTATATACCTACTAGAGGAGATAAATCAGGAACAAAAATTGATACTTTACCTGGTCTAGAATATAATGCTATAGAAGACGTTATTTATCTTAGAGATAAAATGTTATCTGCAGTAAAAGTTCCAAAAGCATTCTTGGGGTACGAGGCAGATGTAGAAGGAAAATGTATAGATCCTTTAACTAAAATTCCTTTATTAGATGGAAGAACTATTACTGTAGCTGAACTTATTGAAGAACATAATAATGGAATAAAAAATTATGTATATTCTCTAGATACAGAAACAAACAATATAGTTCCTGGTGAAATAGAGTGGGCGGGAATGACTAGATTAAATACTCAAACTGTAAAAGTATGGTTAGATAATGGAGAATATATAAGATGTACTTCTGACCATAAATTTCTTACTAGAGATGGAATATACAAAGATGCTCAAGATTTAAAAGAAAATGAAGCATTGATGCCTCTATATTTAAGAAAATCTGATGATAAGAAAATTAATGGGTATGATGATAAGAACCATAAGGTAGCTAAAGTTGAATGGTGTGATGATTTAATTGATACTTGTGATATTACGATCAAAGATTATCATAATTTTGGAACAGCAGCAGGTGTAATAATACATAATAGTACCCTTGCTCAACAGGACATTCGTTTTGCTCGTACAATTGAACGTATTCAGAGAATAGTAGTGTCTGAACTTACAAAAATGGCTCTAGTCCATTTGTATGCTCAAGGGTATAATGATGAAAGTTTAACAAATTTCGAATTAGAACTTACTACTCCTTCTATTATATATGAGCAAGAGAAAATTGCTCTTATGAAGGAAAAAGTTGATTTAGCTAAAAATATGATGGATATCAATTTGTTCCCTACAGATCATATCTATGATTATTTGTTCCACATGAGTGAAGACAAATATGATGATTTAAGAGACTTAATGATTGAAGACAAAAAACGTATATTTAGATTATCTCAAATAGAAAACGAAGGAAACGACCCTGTATTAAGCGGAGAATCATACGGAACTCCTCATGATTTAGCTTCATTATATGGAAAAGGAAGAAATGGAATGGGAGAACTTCCATCAATAGCATATGATGAGAAAAACCCAGTAGGAAGACCAGTAGAAAAAACTTCAGTATATAATACTCAAAAGCGTATAATAGGAAAAGACCCTTTAGGAAAAGGTATAGATCTGGGACCAGATACACCAAATGCCCCTGTTCCTAAAGGAGGATCGCCATTAGCCTTAGAAGGAACTAAATCCGTTTACGTCCAATCTAAGAAAATGCTTAGTGAGATGAAAAATAAACTTAGCGCTTTTAGAGAAGAATCCCTTCTTGATGAATCTAATATTAAAGGCATAGATTAAAACATATATTTATCGATAGCATGAAGGTAAAACACAATAAATATCGTAATAGTGGGATTCTTTTCGAACTTCTCACCAGACAGATCACAGCCGACATAATGTCTAACAAAGAATCTGCCGCCGCCAATATTCTGAAGAAATATTTTTCTAAAGGAGAACTTCTCAAAGAATATAAAATATATCAGACTCTTCTTAGGAGCAATTCTTTATCTGAAGTTAAGGCAGAAAGCTTAATATCCTCTGTTTTAAAGTCATCTGAAAGGGTAAACCGTACTTTATTGAGAAAAGAAAAATATAACTTAATAAAGGAGATAAAAGAAAATTATAATATAGATGAATTCTTTAAAGCCAAGATACAAAATTACAAAGCATTGGCGTCTGTTTATAATCTTATAGAGGCTCAAATTTCTTCTGATTTTATTGAACCTTCATCTATAGTCGAAAACAAAATAACTTTACTAGAATTCCTGACAAAACCCGAAATAGATAAAGACAAAATAGAAAATCAGGTAATATTAGAATATGCTTCTCAAGATAAACATACTAGAGCTCTTATATCCAAGATAATGATAGATAAGTTCAATGAGAAATATGCTTCTCTTTTACCTGAACAACGTGAAGTCCTTAAGGTATATATAGAAAGTATGTCTAATGTTGTTTATCTTAGAGAATATGTAAATAAGAGCTTGGAAACTATAAGAATTTCATTAACCGAAATGAAAGAAAATATTAATGATCCGGTTACATGTATTAAACTTAAAGAATTAATCTCAATCATATCACCTATAGGGAAGAATGACCCTGTTAAAGATGATGATATATTAAATCTTCTTCAGTTCTATGAACTTATACAAGAAATTAAAACTCTTTAAAAATGGATAAACGATTAGAAAAATATATAGATGAACTCATAGAAGGTAAATTAGAAGAAACCTCTATAACAGGAGGGGGTGAAGCCTTTTCTGGAAAATATTTTGTTTCTAGACGTAAATCTTTAAACGAGGTATCTTATCGTAAGTTCAACGAAAATGTATCTAGAGTTTCTGCTGAACGTAAAATTACACGTGCATTGAATGAAGTAAGGAAGAGAATAAAAGAAATAGATCAAGTAATTGAATATTCAACTAGACTTAAAACAGAAAGTACTATAAGAAAAGAAACATTTTGGGATTCTAAAAGAGAACAAGTAGAGGCTTTGGCTGAACAAGTAAACCAACTTTCAAGTAAAATAAGAAATTTAGCACAATGAAACAACTCATTGCAGAGGCCCAAAGATTACAAAAACTTGCCGGTTTACTCAAAGAATATAGTGATTATGGGAAACAGAGTGATTATGGCAGACAGAGCTTTTATGGGAAACAAAGCGATTACGGGAAACAGAGTGATTATGGAGAAAAAAGTGATTATAATCTCCGAAATGAAAATATAGATTTTATAAAATTTAGATATAATTCTAAAGAATTTATAGAAAATCACAAAGCAATTATAGCAAAAGCTATCGATTATTTTGAAATGTATGGGAAAGGTAGCATAGAAGAAACCATTTATCAATTTTTTAATGATAAGTTAGGACCAGATTGGCCTAATGAGATTTCCCCTTATACCTATTTCAACTCCAGATCTTCTCTTCCTGGAGAAGAATCAAAAGCCAATGAATGGAATTGTGAGAAAGATGAAATATTCATAGATGAATTAAAAAAATATTTATATAATGAAAAAACAGATGATTAACGAAGCATTCAGAATGCAGGAATTAGCAGGAATAGATGAGGTTGGGGAACCTGGTAGAAACAAACCTGACAAAAAAGAACTATTCAAAAGTTTTGAAAATTTGATCAAGGAGGGAATGTTTTATTTAGATGAAGGTAAGGAAGAGTTTATAGTAGGAGACTTCGCTGTTCCTGTTGCTACTTTTAAATTAACCCATATGTTTAGTAATAATATAGAACAGTTAAAGAAAGACGGTATATTTTAATATGGAAACTGCAAAGAAAAAATTAACCAAAGAGGAACTTAAGGATAAGTTGAATACTCTAAAGGAAGAAATCAAATATCGTGTATCTGAAGCTAAAAAGAATGAAGGCACAGGAGTGGGGAGTGCTCATAAGACAGATATTTCTGAATTAATGAAAGGGTTCAGAGATATGAAAGAAGCTTATAATAAGATTTTACAAACTGAAAAAGAATCGTTACAGCTTGAAGACATTTTATCGTCTCTGGCTGAAGAAAAAGAAGAAGATCCAAAGAAAGTTAAGGAAAGAGAAGAACTACAGAAATCACGAATAGAAATGTTTTCTGAGTTAACTGATATAATAAATAATATAAAATCTTTACTACCTAAAGCAAAAAAACAAGTAGAAGTTTATTATAAGAAAAATCCTAAATCATTTGCTGTTGTTTTTCCTTTAGATGAAATCAAGACTAGTCTAGAAGATGTTTTAGAAAAATTAGGGGGAAAAGAAATAGAAAAACCAATAGAAGAAGCAAAATATTAATAAAATGAAATTAATAACAAATTAAAAGTTACATAACGTGCAAAATATTAGTCAACAATATAGAGAATTGAAAGAAGGAAAGATATCAAAATATCAATTCCTTCATAATGCACGAACAATGTTTCCTGCATATATCACCAACATGAATTCATTAGAAGATTCTATAAAAATTCTGAAAAATAAAGGATTGCTCAATGAAGGAGAAGCCGTAAAAGGAACTCCGGACAAGTCACCAATATATGATTATCCCGACTCATTAAACAGAAAATACAAAAAGGTAGAACAATCCCCTGAAATAGAGGAACAAGATGGAATATATCCGGCAACATCTCTAACCGACATACCCAAACCTCAGAGAGAAAAAAGATTATCAAAAGTATCTGATGGTCTCCAGCCTCTAAAAGAAAAAGATGAAAAGAACGGAATGAAGAAAGTTAGGATTCGTCTCGTTAAAGAGTCAAAAAAAACCTTAAATGAATCCCTAGTACCTTCTCCTCAAGAAGAAGAGCAATTAGTCAATAAGATAATGGATATGATTGATGACAATTATAGTCGTTCAAGAATTATTTCTTTTATTGTTAAAAAGTTGAAATGCAGTAATGTTGAAGCTATAAATTTTTTGAATAAACATGAATTTATTTTGAAAGAATCCCCTACCGGAACTAAAAAAGGCACTAAAGTATTTAGAGACGTAGAATTATCGGATTCAGGTAATGAATATATGATGAATGTTATTGTCACATATGAATATACATCAGATGATACTTCAGAAAATCCATCATATTCTATTAGTAAAATAGATATTAGGTTAGAAGATGTGGAAAAATATGAATATAAAAATAATAACTGGATTCTAGTTTTGGATGAGGATCAAATAGTAAAAATAAAAACCAAAGTTCAAGAAGAAAACATGGATGAGTTTAAAGAAGAAATTTTAAAATCATTTGATTCTAACGATAATGATATAGTATGATTATGAAAGAATTATTAATAGAGAACATCTCCAGTTTTAATATATCCCCTCAATTACTCCAAGAATCAATAAAAACGAATGAAGGGAGGATTGTAGTGAAAGGTATTGTTCAACGTGCAGATACTAAAAATGGTAATGGTAGGGTATATCCTAGAGACATTTTGTCTAGAGAAGTTCAAAAATATAAGGATACTTTCATAAAAGAAAATCGCGCCTTGGGAGAACTAGATCACAGCTCCGATGCAGTTATTAATTTGAAAAATGTATGCCATAATATAAAAGATTTATGGTGGGAGGGAGATGATGTTTGGGCAAAAATAGAAGTTCTTACAACACCTTCTGGAAATATACTTAAAGAATTACTCTTAAATGGTATTACTGTGGGTATTTCTTCTAGAGGTGTGGGTTCGGTAAAACAGCTTGGAGAAACTGTTGAAGTTCAAGATGATTATGATCTTCTGTGTTGGGATTTTGTTTCAACCCCTTCAACACAAGGAGCTTTTATGGAAATAGTAAAAGAATCCTTAGAATATAAAACAAAGAATGAAAAAATAGCTAACATAAATAATATAATTACTGACATTCTATGTAATAGAGCAGGATTCTGTTCTTGTGATTTACCTGGAAAGATAATATAAATACAATGAAAAAACTAATCTCAGAAGCGGCAAAAATGCAAAAGCTTGCAGGTCTCATAACTGAAAGCCAATACAAGAAACTTTTAAAAGAAGAACAAGGAACCATAGACCCAGAATTATTATCTTTTACTAATGAACATTTAGAAGAATTAAAAGATTATTTTAGACTTGATCCTGAAGATGGGTATGATTCTGAAGACGTTGAAGAAAGAGAACAAGTAGTTGATTCTATTGAAAGAATGGTAGTAGATGCATATGGAGATGCTGTTTGCCCTGATCAAGAAATAGGAGTTTCTATAAAATTCACCAAAGATGCAGATGATGGATTTTTGGGAGCGGAAGGAGATAAACCTACTTATTTCACTTTGGGAGGTAGAAAAATGGCTGCCATTTGGTATAATATTTGATACGATGGCACAAAAGACAAACAATTCCGAAAAATTAACTTTTGGAAAGAAGAGAAAAGGTGCAGCAAAGAAATCTACTAATAAACACGATAAGAAAGTAAAACCTTCTAGAGGTCAAGGAAAATAGAAAAGAAGGCCGCAATATATTGCGGCTTTTATTTTTTTATGTATATTTATTCCTGACTAATGGATTATTTTTCTTATAATCCGTCATAATACAAATCTGTATTAAGCTTTTTTAATAAGCTTACTTTCCATAAAATAAATTTAGGAAAAACAAAATGAAAAAAACTTTATTAGAAGAGGCTATCGTTGACTCCAAAGAGGTCAAAGAAGTAGCACTAAAATCCGCCAAACTAGCAATAGAAGAAGCTTTTACTCCTCGTTTACAATCTATGTTCTCTAAAAGACTACAGGAAGAAATGGAAGAAGAAGAAGATGTCAATCTAGAAGAAATTGAGGACCTCGACATCAGCACTGAAGAGATAACTGATGAATTAGATGACATTAATCTCGATGAAATCCTAGCTGAACTAGAAGATGAAAATTCAGAAGACGCTAAAGAAGAAGAACCTGAAGAAGATAAAAAAGAGGATAAAGATGAAGATGAAGATGATGTTGAGGTTAAAGATCTGACAATGGAAGAACTTGAAGAACTTATTAGAGACATAGTAAAACAAGAAGTCGATAATGAGGAAGAACCAGAAGTATCCGAAGAACCAGAAGTATCCGAAGAACCAGAAACAGGCGAAGAATTAGATGACATCAATCTTGATGAAATCCTTGCCGAACTGCTCGGAGAAGAAGAGGACAATAAAGAAATTGAAGAATTAAGAGAAGAACTTAAAAAAGCACTAGCAAGAGAAAAAGAAATCAAACAAGAGTTAATGGAAGTTAACATATTAAATGCTAAACTGCTTTATTCTAACAAAATCTTCAAATCAAAAAACCTAACAGAATCTCAGAAAACCAAAGTTATCCAAGCATTTGACAAAGCTGAATCCGCTAGAGAAGCTAAACTTATATTCGAATCTCTTTCAGAAACAATAAGCAAACAAGAAAGAAAACCATTAAGGGAATCAATGGGATTTGCCTCGAAAGCAGTAGGTTCTTCTCCTAAACAAACAACTATTGTAGAAGGCGAAGATATCGTAACAAGAATGCAAAAATTAGCAAATATTTAAACAAATTAATTTAACAAAAAATGGACACATTACAAACACTTTTAGAAAGTGCCAATCCATGGAAAAGTCAACAAGAAGTAGCTGCTGCTCTCTCTGAAAAATGGGAAAAAAGTGGTTTGCTTAAAGGCTTACCTAATGAGATTGAAAAAAACAACATGGCCGTTATTCTTGAAAATCAAGCAAAACGTCTGATTGTTGAAGGAACAAACGTATCCTCAGGTCAAAATTCGATGCTGGGAGGAACAGGTGAAAACTGGGCAGGAATAGCTCTTCCATTAGTTCGCCGTGTATTCGCTGAAATCGTAGCCAAAGATTTCGTTTCTGTTCAACCAATGTCAATGCCTTCGGGCCTTGTATTCTACTTAGATTTCCAGTATGGGGATAGCAAAAACCCATTTGCTGCTGGTAAATCTCTCTTCGGTTCTCTTGCTGATGTGCAGGGTACTGATACTGATATTACTAACGTAGACCCTACAGGTGGTCTTTATGGTCAAGGTAAGTATGGATACACTATGAATCAGTTCTCTGCTTCATTAGTGTTCGGAACAGGCTCAATAACAGATGCCGATATTAATTATGACTCTCGTTTTACAGCTTCTACAGGATCCTTTACCAAAATAACATTTACAGATGCTGTCTTAGCAAGTGGTTTATCAATGCCTGACTTCCAAGCCTCACAAGCATTCTTGATTAGTGGTTCTACTGGAAGTGGTTCATTAACTATCACTCCGGCCAATGTATTACAACAATTTACAAAATATGTAAGTGGTTCAGGATTATCGTTTATTGTAAACAGTACTGCATCTAGTGGTTCAGGAACAACTACAATGTTCTATAATAAACAAACTACTCCTGCTGCTCGTGGTGATTTTGAGGCAGATAGAACAGATGTTTCTGTTCCAAACGCCTTTAGCGCTGATCAAATAGTTATCCCTTCTATCAACATCAGTATGAAATCTGATTCCATTACAGCGAAAACTAGAAAGTTAAAAGCACAATGGACACAGGAAATGGGCCAAGACCTGAATAATTATCAGAATATCGATGCCGAAGCTGAATTAACTGGACTTATTTCTCAATACATTGCTATGGAAGTTGACCTTGAAATATTAGGTATGTTGGCAGAAGAAGCTGCAACTACTGGATATTGGTCAGCAGAAAATAACAAGGTATGGAATGGAAGTTCTTTCGTTCAAACTAGTACTACTACAGGAGGTTTTTATAACACCCAAGGTGGTTGGTTTGCAACATTAGGAACTGTTCTTCAGTCTGTAAGTAACAAGATCCTTCAAAAGACCATGAGGGGCCAAGCAAACTTTATGGTGATATCACCTGCAGTTGCAACTATCATGCAGTCTATCCCTGGATATGCATCAGATGCTGGTGCTGATCTTGAAAAAGTATTCAACTTTGGAGCTCAAAAGATAGGTACATTAAACTCTAGATATAAAGTTTATGTAAATCCTTACTTCAGTGAAAACGTTATTCTGATGGGTTATAAAGGTCAACAATTCCTTGAAACAGGAGCTGTTTATGCCCCATACATTCCATTATTAATGACTCCACTTGTTTATGACCCTGAAACATTCGTACCTAGAAAAGGTGTTATGACCAGATACGCTAAGAAAATGGTTCGTCCAGAGTTTTACGCGCGGGTTTTTGTTAATGGCTTAAATGCATTGGGAATCTAGTATTAAAAAAATACGTAATTTTATTTTAAACGGGGTCAAGAAGAAATTCGGGACCCCGTTTTCTTTCGTATATTTATAGACAAAGGATAAATTATGGAAGGAAATATTAAATGCCAAATTTGTGGATCTGATGAAACTGTACGTTCAATGGCAATGTAT